CGAATACTATACAGGCCGTGCCTGCCGTGATGTCGTTATCTCTTATCCGTAATCCCCCCGCATACGCAGAATCCCAAAGAGTGCCACTGCCGAGAACACCGTTCACGTTAATCTCTATACCAATCGCCGCCGTAGGATAATCGGAGGCAAGAACGCTTGCAGTACCGATGTCTCGGAACAGGGAGACAATCGTATTGCTGTCGATGATGACCGGGTGCGTTAGCCCATAGTTGAACTGCTCAATTCTAATCGCTTCAGCATCCCCGGTATAGCTTGAGTCGGAGTCGTTTATATCACCATAGATGCGGATGTCATTATTGCGGATCACGAGGTTGGCGATTGTCTCTCGCCCCTTGATCGCTGTTGAGGAATGATATGCTCCCGCCCAGCCCTTGTGGGTGATGATGTCGTTACCGTAAATCCAGTATGCGCCTTCTTCGGTTGTGTCTACACCCCGGCCCGTCATAAAGATACCGTCGCCGCCCCAATGGGTATCGCCCACGCGGAAGGTGTTGTTGGTTATCTTCGCGTTAGTGCCGACAAGCGTACCGTCGCCGTTGCGGATAGCTACTCCATAGCATTGCTCGGCGTTGGTGTATGTGCCGTCACCCGTCCGCGTGTTGTAGGCATCGAGATAGATGTAGCTGGAATCCAGCCAGAACTTGCCATTAACACCCTCGAAGTAGTAGTTAACCCAGGGGGCCGCAATGGTGGAGCACTTATCTATCTTGGCGTGGTAGGCGAAGGGGATACCGTTTAGGGTTGTCTTGTCATCACAGTTGGAAAAGACGACCATCGCGTACAAGGCAAACTGCTGGCGGTCGTCAAGGGCCTCGGTACGGTTGTCGAACGTGATATTGCGGAGATAGAAGTTGTTGCCGCCTGAACTCCACCACGATTGGGAGTTGCGCCCCTGAGTCCTGATGTAACAATCTTCTATGGTGATGTCGTGACTGAGCGTACCGACCCGAATAGCGTTCGCGCTTACATCGTAAGAGTCCAACAGACGCGCCGCAACCCGAATGTCCTGCACGAAGTTTAAGTCACGAACGGTGATATTATAGTTTCGGTTGGCGGGGTTGAGCGCAAAAGTGCTGGCCGTCCCCGCCGTGTCCCAATAGATTGAATCATTAGCGGGGTCCGACCCGTAGATCGTGATGTCGTGAACGTAAGCCGCGAGAGCTATACCGTTACCCGCAGAGTACAGGTCGTCCCTCACCACATAGCACGTATCGCTTACACTACAGGTGTACGGCAGGCCGGTAATCTCTATCGGGCTGCCGCAGACGGGATCGGTCGTGTAGAACACCACAAGTTTCGGGTGCGTCGTGTCGTCGGCATGATAAGGCGAATACCACGCCCGTTGTTTGGCCGCATTGGTAGAGTCTGCCGCCGTTTCGGGAGTGAACAACAGGACGCCGTAGTTATCGCCCAGGTCGGTCCAGTCCTCAACGACACTGGCCGCGAGTCTCAGAGTATCCCAAACGTAAGGCGTTGTGCCCACGCTGATCGTGTCCATATTGGTAGCAGAGCGGGATGTCGGCGTACCACAACCAACGTTGGTCCATTGCGTTTCAACCCAAATTCCAGGGTCTTCTTCGGTCGCTATGGTGTCGCAAAAGTACCACGTCGGCGTACCGTGCCGCCAAAATTCACCACCAAAGCCGTTCTCACCCCACGTCGTATCGGAGCCGACGATGAAATATCCGACCCATCGCCAAGATTCCATGACACGAGCCGCGTAGACTGTGACATTACCCGTCCAGTCTGAAGCGTCCGGGCCAGTAGGGGCAAACCGCTTGAGGATCAGATAGGCCGAGTCAACCGTCGTGTTGCTGTCGGCATCGAACTGCGGGGCGCTGCCTAAGCTGTCGAACTGAATCAAGGCACGGATGGCCGCGAACTGCGATATGGATTGATCTTTAACGTACAGGTATTCACCCGCAGCGAAGGAGAAGTCGTCTATGTTTTCGATGATCGGTGAGGCGTTCGTGTGCCCGTACTGTGTGACGCCATGTTGGAGCGTCAGGGTGGACCCCGATACCGACCCGACAAGCAGAAGGAGAAACGCCGCTATTCTACCCACGTCACCGTCCTTCTCCATACGGGGTTAGTCTCAAAGTAGCATCGCACGAGGGCGCACTGTTGGGCCGTCACAGAGTCAGGGCCAGCGGTTGTGGCCCCGATATAAGACAGTAAGTTTGTCCCGTATAGTGTGGTCGAATCACGATTCCAGGGGTACAGATTCGGGGTAGAGCAACTATCCACGTCCCAATTCGCCGCATAAGGCGCAGAGACGTTAAACTCCGGGTCCGGCGGAGTGTCCTCACAGACATCGTTCGTTGACCACGCAAGGGCGGTTGCGGAATCGGCGTCTATACCCGCCTGATCCAGCCAGTAGTTATAGGGGTACTCGTGCGCCGCACTCGCGCATGAGGGTACTTCGGTTACGTTTAGGTGAGTATGCCGCAACCCCCACTCATGACCCAATTCGTGCCGAATCACTCGCCAGTCATTTGTCGGAGCCGCCGTCAGGGTGATGAACCCCGCGTCCCACACCGTATCCGCACCCGCTCCGTAGACCGCATGGTACTGGCCGGCAGTTGAACCAAGCCCCGCCACGAGGTTTACACTTGAATAGGGGACGGCGGGGACAAGGGCCTTGTATCCCGTTTCTGTCTGGCTGATTTCGTACTGGACATAAGCGTTAATCGCCGTGTTCGCAATAACGTTCGGCGTCACCTTGAATCGCAATTCTGTAAGCGCGTATGATTCGTTTAACCCCGTTTGCAGGGCCGTCACGAGGGAATCGAGATTGCTCGCGGAATAGGTCGCCCCGCCCATGAAATGCGTCGAGTCCCCGTTGCCCGCGATGTTGAGCGTGATATTCACGGTATCTACCCCACCACCAACCGAATCGGCGTGGTACTGCATCCGAACGGGCCTACAGTCACAGGAATCCCGTTGTGCCCCGTCATAGGCCGTCGCCGGAGCCGTCAAGATGAGCAATGCCAGTATCGTTCTCATCATTCCCCCATCAGCAAGGCGCGACGTCGCGACCCGGTAGCCGCTTCCGGTGGTGTGTAGTAAATAGTGAGGATGGGACGGACTCCCGTGTTCGTCGTGTATTCGGTAGATGCGAACGTCGTAAGGACATTATCGTTTATCCAGATCATCCAACCGAAGTTATTCCCCAGCCCATTAATCAGAGAGTCAACGTGTGCAATTGCCGCCGCAGAAGTAAGCCGGAACTCGATATCGACCCCGTTTTCCGCTGGTACTACTGATGTGGCAAGCGGCGTCGCGTAGGCGTCACTTAAGTCTACGTCATCAAGCGATGTGGCGCAATTCGCTCCCCACGCCGAGTCAGTCTCCTCGTCAGGTTCATTGCCCTCCCACCGATCCGCGCCGTTGCCCATGTGGACTTGCCCCGCCGTACCCGTCCCCGTTCCCTCATACCATGCGACCTTCAGGCGGCGCAACCGAGCGTCCGTCGCCCCATTCTGTGTTATGCAGTGAATACGAAAGATCGCTGAATCAAAGACGTTGCCCGCGTTCAGCGTCAGCAGCGTGTCCCAATTCGTGAACTTCCACACGGCTGTTCTGTTTGATCCCGCCAGACTGTCGAGGATAAACGTCGTGGCCCCGCCGTAGTTATAGTCGAAGTATGGGGAGTTCCCCCGCATCCCCATATCTTCCATGTAATGCGAAGCGCCAGTTTCCTGAATAGCCAGAGTCTCGGCAGACGCCGACGCACAGAGGCACATGAGTAGTATTGTCAGCCGTTTTAGAACCATGCCCGTAGCTCCCATGACCAGACGAGGAGGAGGATTATGACAAGGGCCACGCAGATGCGGCCCCAAGTTTGGGTTGTCATCAAAACGCTCCTAACATTTTGAACGTGGCGACAATACCGACAATGGCCGCGATAGCCTTGAGGGTCGGGACGCTGATCCTTTCGAGAAAACTCCGGTTGGATTGCCATGTCTCTACGTCCCCTACGCGAGTTTCGACCTTCCCTACGCGCCCATTTTGCGTGTCAAGACGCGTGTTGATGCCGGCGAACCCAGTAGCCATCGTATTCTTGATCCCCTCGACGGCCTCCGCCATCCTGCCGAAATCGTATGCACTTACCTCGTTGTCTGCCATGCGTCCCCCTATTTCGGTATCTCATCTATCTTCTGCTGTATCTTCGTGAGACGCTCTTGCGCCTTCACTTTCGTAGTCGCCGCCGTCTTCGGACTGGTGATCTGCTCGACCAGTGAGATCATCTGGCCCTGCAAGAAGGCCCGGTACTGATCGTCGTCACGCAACTTGATGTTGAACGGCGTCCAGAACTGCACGTCCACTTCGAGGTCTTTGTACTTCAAGGGCTGTTTCGTGGAGCGGTCCACCTTGGCCGGCAACATCTGGCTGAACGCCGGGTTCTCTGAGGCGTAGCCGTAGAAGAAGTTCTGCGCGAACCCAGACTTGACATCGTAGGTGCGCCGCTTCACGGGGTCGGTCTTGCGCTTGAGATACTGCAAGATCGGGGCATACGGCTGGAACTGCGCGACAAACTTACCCAACCGGGCCGATGTCGGCATATCCCGCTCATATTGATCGCGCACGTCACGGATGATGTCAGCCGCCTGTACCGCCGGACCAAACCCGTACATGGCATCGGCGTACTTGGCGACGTAATCAAAGTCGCCCTCCAGTAACCGCCGCCCAAGCGCCGCCTCGCGCACTATCGGCAACTGCGTCACATCGACCCAAATGCGTTGGCCGTCAATCTCCCCTACCGGAGTCCGCCCGTAGACATCATTCTTGAGATCGTCGTTTTTATTCTGCATGTCGGACGTGAGGATGTAGCCCACCGTCCCAAGGGTGACTGCCCGTGCCAAATGAGCCGCCCGAGCAGCGCGTTCAGCGGAGGTCAAGCCGGAGTGGAGCACGTTGGCCTTGCTCGGATTGAGCAGGTCCATCGTCAACCGCGTCCCCTTATACATATAGGACGGGAACGACACGAGGGCGCGTCCCGCCTTAGACCGCTTCATACCGAGAATGAACTTCGGTAGATTGTTGTAGTCGAAGTTGACTCGATCCATCTCCACGTAGGCGTCGCGCAACACTTCACGCGGCGGGTCCTTGATGATCGACGCCTCAATCGCGGCATCACCGCCCGCAATCTCTTTCGCTTTCGCCCGGATCACCGCGTCAAACGTGCGCCGCTTCTGGAATAGTTCCACCGCCTTGAAGCCAGCCAGTAATTCGTTATAGCCGGGCATCGCGCCCTTTTGCTCAAACTGCGCGAAGAAGTTATCGCCAAGGCGCTCGGACTGGATCGACTTACGGGCTGCGGGTAACAGACTCTTATAGTAGGACTCGACATCGGCCTTCACCTTGGTCATATCTTTCGTGAAGACGCCCTCATAGAAGTCCTGCAAGAGCTTGGTGCTGAACTGTATCTCACCGGACACGAAGTTGAGCGCCGTCGTCTTGGGCCTCAGCAGCATCGTGGCGAGGAGATTATTCACGCCCCACGCTGCCACATTGTCGCCCATCTCAAGTAAGGCCAAAGTGGTCGGGGTCACGACCGTCTGCCCCTGTCGCGCCTTGAGTATCCCGCCGAGATCCTCGGCGATGATCTGCGGCACGATCACCCGTTTGCCGGACATGGCAAACCCGGCGCTCTTAACCTCAGCCAAGTCAATCTCTACGCCGCGCTCCTTGAGAAGCGGCTCCGCCATCTCAAGTATTTTGCCAAAGTTCTTGGCACCCTCGGTCCATTCGACTACCGCCCAACCGTCAGGGATCGTTTCGCCACGTTTTAGTGTCCGCGCCGCGATGCCGATGAGCTTGGCCGCCGCCTCGTTATGGATCACTTCCGTACCGAGATCGACCGCGACCTTCTCCTCGGACATGACAAGGGACTGTATCTCCTCACCTGATTCGGCCAAGATACCCGTCCGGTACTTGCGCTCAGGCGCGACACGCTTCTTCAACCGATTCCAGAGACCGCCAAAGCGAGTCTTGCCGGCCCCAGGAGCCGCGAAGCTGTGGACGTACCCCTCAACCCTCTGTGATATGCCCGCCTCAGTCGCCAAGTCCTGCATTCGCTTGACGTACTCCTTGACGTAGGACTGAGCATCAGCGGATAGGCCCTCAAACGAGGCGCGGGCCTCTTTGGGTGTGATCTTCCGGTAGTATTGCGTCTTGCCCTTGTAGGCACCCTCAGTCAGTTCTTCGCCCGCGATCAGGCCGTCGGGTATCTCCGCTCCCTCTTTGTAGACGCCCGCCCGCTGCATCGTGCCGAACTCGATAGTCCCATCATTGGCGATGGACTTGATGCCCTTGACCGCCTGAAACATCTTCGCGTCGATGTCGGAGCCGATAGTTTTGAGTAGCTCAATGTCGCGTTTCTTGACAGCATCTCTAATCTGCTTTGCCGCGCCACCCTTGACGAACTGGTAGTCCTTGTCGGACCACTCCGGCTTACGCGGTATGCGCTCCGTCTCTTTCAGGAGCAAGTCGCCAAACTGTTGCACCGCGTTCTCGTGCGCGACACGGCGGAGTATCGCCACTTCCTCGCCCGCTTCTCTGAGGGTGTGGTAAGCGTCTGCACCCTTTTCGGCCCCCATGCCGACTTCCTCGAAGCCTGCCTCCAACCGCTCAGAGATCGTGCCGAGCTTCATGGTGAGCCACCGCTTCACGCCGGCAGCCACACCTTCAGGCGTACCGGGATCGACGCCATACTTTTCCATCGCGGCTTTCGCGGCCTTGATCGGGTCAGGTCCCTTGCCAACTACGCCGATACCGCCGGAGCGTTCCTCTGGCTGAAGATTCAGCACAGTCTCAGCCGCACCCGGATCGGTGAGACGGTCAAACTCCGCCTGTTGCTCGGCCAACCGTTCGTTCAGTGTCACAATGTCGGCTTCAGCCTGTGCCCGCTGTTCGCCCGTGATTGTCTTTAGGTCTCGCGCCTGTTCTGCGACTTGTATAGCCTTTTTGGTGTGCGCGAGATTGCGGCCCGCGTCCGCCATGTCGTTCCCGGTCTTTATGACTTCAGGAACCGACGGCTGTGCAGGGACTTCTTGGGCCGTATGTCGAACCGAGCGCACGGTGCCCGCAGGTGTTTCAACGGGGGGCGGCGGGGAAACGTCCCGATTTCTCTGGATTTCGGGGACCGCCCCAACCGTTTCCTTGACTATCGGCCTCGCCATTGTCGCCTCAGCCTCAGCCAGGGCCTTCTCCTGATCGGCCAACTGCGTCCTCCAGTTGGTGATTATGTCACCGAGGGCCTTCTTGTCAGCCCCGCGCCGCACCACCTTCTGCTGTCCCTCTAACTTGCCGATCTGCTCGGTGTAGTTCTGGATGTCCGACTTGGCTGTCTCAGCCGTCTCTTTGGCGGCATCGAAAGCCTCTTGCGTGATCGGCTCGGTCGAGGGCTTGGCCGGCTCCACCTGCTCAGGCGCAGGGGTCACGTCGGTCGGCTTCTTCTCCGGCTCCAACTTGACCTTGCCCGTCTGCTCGGACACGATGTCCGATTGAATGTCCGGTTTCACCGATCCCACCACCACTTCGTTTGGAATCCGGCCGCCGCTAACGATCTCCCGCAACTGGCCCGTATCCATTCGTACTAGTTCGTCGGGGGTAATCCTTGCCGCCAAATCAGGATTCATTTCCTGTAACTTGTTGGCTTCAATAACTAACTGGCCCCGCGACATTTGTTGTATATCCTCAATCTGGCCGTAACTTTCGGTAGTCGGCTCAAATGTAGACTTCTGGGGTCGCGTTGCCTTGCCTGCCCGCTCGATCCCGTCCGCCACATCCTGCACGATCTTGACTTCTTCCGGTGTGGCTATACCGCTCTTTTCAGCCCCTTTCGCCGCGTCCCGCAGACCCGTGGCCCGCTCGGTCATGCGGTCCATCGTCTTCACGCCGCCCTTAACAAAACCCGCCGCCATCATCACACCAAAGGGCAGGGCCGAGGGGGTCTCGTAGAGCGCGTTCATCGCTTTTTTGCGAAGTTCTTTACGGTCGATACCGCCCGTAGTCGCCAGTGTCGCCGGGGCCTGTGCCGTCTCAATCAGCTTGGTAATGACGTTGTTCGGTGACCCGAAGAACTGCTCCGCCATGCCAGCCACCTGATCCGGCACGTTGGCGATCATGTCCGCCATGCCAGTTGCAACTTCCTTGATGGCTTGGTCCTTGCTCTGGCCGTACTTCTCGGAGTTGACCACGCGGTCGAGCGTCTGAGTGAGAAAGTCCATCGTGCCCGACAGAGCGTCGTTGACCATGTATTCCGCCGACCAAATACCCTGTTCGACCGCGCCGCCCGCCTTGAACGCCTGAGACGCCGAGTATTCTTCCGGCGTCATCGGTTCGGTCTTCAAGTCACGGCCCGGCGAGACCGGATGTGGCGTCTCAGCTTTACGCTTGCGGAAATAGTCGGCAATAGGCTTGGTGGACTCAGCCACCACATCGGAGCCAGCCTTGAGTACGCCCGCCGCCCCCTTTGTGGCCTGATCGGATTCCTGTTGCGCCTCTTGCGCCGCCCTCTGTTGATCCTGCTCTCGCGCCGCCTCGTCGATCTGTGGGAACAACTGCCGCGCCTGAGTGAACTGCTTCTGCTCGTCCGGGGTCAGAGACTCAGGCGACATTAGACCGCGCATAAGCATATCCTGTCCCGCCTCAGACGACAGGAACAGGTTCTCCGGGCCAACTTCGGGCACCTGCATCATAGGGACGCCCTGAGCCGCCATACCCTGCCCTACTCGCGTACCCATTTCAGCCGTGCGCTGTTCGGTGAGCCACTTGGTATAAGCGGCCTTTTCGCCCGTCCGCTTTTCAGCGAGCCACTGAGTATATGCTTCTTTGTCTGACGCCATTAGAGTCTGCCGGTCTCTTTTAGCCAAGCCTCGTAATCGTCCTGTGTGCCCGGAAAGTCTTTCGGCTTTCTCGGGGCGGCCAAACCTGTCTTCTCTATCGCGGTCGCCTTGTCACCCTCGACCCGCTTGGTGACCATTGCTTCTTTGACTTCACCCGTCGCCTTGTCGCGGTACTTGTCGAAGACGGCCTGTGTCTTTTCGTCAATCTGCTCACCCGCCAGCCAGCGTTGCAGGTCGATGTCGAACGTTGCCACGTTGCCGCCGGCCATGATGTACTTGCCGAGTTCTTCATTCTGAAGCGTAGACCGGGCCGAAGTGATCGCCTTCACATCCATGCCGTAGACACCATAGAGTTCATCCATCGATCCGCCGTTGGCGAGATAGTCAGCCCGGCGCTCGGCACCCTCCGCCCCGAACATGGTCTTAGCATCCACGAGATTGCCGCCCTCATCATGGAGGGCGCTGGCAAGAGCCTCACGCTTGATCGCGGCATCGGTCGGCTTATCGGCGGCACCGCCCGTACCCATGAAATCACTTGCACCCTGCTTGCCGAGATACTTGGTCAACTGATAGCTCGATAATAGCTTCGCACCCTCACCCGGCTGGCCCAATGCCGCCGCCAGTTGCTCCGCCGTCTCAGGGGTCAATTCTACCTTCTCGCCCGCACTCCATCCGATCTTGAGGGCCTCTTGTGGATCGAGTACGCCCGCCTCATACGCCTGTTGGACTTCCGGCGGTAACTTGGCAAAGGACAGGTCGGGCCGACCCTGCAACATACTGAACGGCACCGATGCCCCCGCGCCGGCCAGACCAGCCGCCGCAGTTGCCTTTGAGGACGAAGACGCCTTCGGGTTCAGGAGGAGCTTATACATCTCCGCGACCTGACCCTCACGATCCTTGCGCCGTTGTTCTGACCGCTTCTCCCGCCCCTTCTCCAAGAGCATCGGGAAGATCAGTTCTTCCAGTCCGAGTTTAGGCATAGTTCACTCCGCCAGACGCCGTGTCGCCTCCGCCGAACAGCCCCATCTTCTGCATCATCAGGAACTTCGTGGCGAAATCTCCGCCCTCACCGAGAAGGTCAAACAACTGTTGCGTTCCAGTAGACGAGCCGGCCTGTCCGCCCACGAGCATTTGTAACGCCTGCATCATGGCCTGCTGGTTCTGTTGCTCTGCTTGCATTTTCATGGACTGGTAGCCGAGCATATTCTGGGAGCCTACCGTAGCCGCCGCCCGACCGATAGGCGCGTAGACCGATGAGTACAGGTTCTTGGTCGCCTCACCGGAAGATGACAGCCCACGAGACGCGAGATCGGCGTTGAACGCTTCCCGTCCGACCGGCAACTGCGCCATGATGTCGGCGATCTGCGCGTTGGAGTTCGCCGACCATGCGGCTTCACTCGGTATCGTCATGTTCATCCGCTGGCCGCGTATGACCTGCATGAGCATATCTTGGATTGACTTCGGCAGACCACCGCCACCGCTACCGAACAGTCGGCCCGCTATACTACCTGCGGCACCCAGAGCCGCTACAATAGGAAATGCCATCTCGCTACCTCACTTTTTCCCGTCGTCCCACACCATGTAGCCGATGTCGTAGCCCGTGATCCGGTAGTTGCCGACACCCTTGAAATCTTCTATCCGCAATGAGAAGTTCTCACATATCAGATTGACCGCCACCCGGTCCCGGTCTTGATCGGTGAACACCGGCTTGATATAGGCCGTGTCCACCTGGTCGCCGTCGTTCTCGTAGAACAGGAGGCGGAGCGAATCCACCGTACCCGTCCCGAACAGGTCCACCCACAACACCTTCTCGCGCACCGGATCATCAAAGAAGAACTTGGATTGGTAACTCGCCTGTATCTTCGTGGTCCCATCCAGCGTGTCCGCGTCCGCATAGTTCCAGCGAAACACCGTGTCTGTCTCGGTGAGAATCAGCGACCGATCCGTCGAGTACGCCGTCCAGTCTTGCGCCGTGTCGTAGGCTATCGCGTCCCGCATGGCAAAGTTGTATGAGGTCCAGTGGGGCGAGGGGCGGAGCGAGTACACCAGCGTCCGGTTATTGACCGTATCGCCTATCGCCAGCGACCACCAGAGTTCATCCCCGACCGACCGGAGAACGCTTCGAGAGATATACTGTGACGCCGAATCGACTGTCTCTTGTATCGCCGCGCTCAGTGGTTGCGGCTTACCCAACTGGTACACGCCGTCGTTGCCGACAAAGTAGACGCCGAAGTTGTCCTTGCAGTAACCGCGCTCGGCCACGAGACCGACCCCGCTCATCAGTTGGCTCAAGCGATAGTCGCTAAACGTAAACCCGGAGATCGCCCATACGCTGTTCTTCTTGAACACGACCAACTGATCGGCGGGAAGGGCACTGTCATAGTAGTCTACGTCCGCGATGGAAAGCAGGCCCGTAATGCCATCCCCATCCTGTGAGGCGATTCGCACAAACTGATCCGGCGGGAACAGTGTCGGATAGTTCGTATTTGAATAGTACAAGTAGTCCGGCAACTCAGGATTGCCCGCCGCCCAGAGACGGTCGGCATGATGCTCAATGATAGAGGGCTGGAAAACGATAACTGAATCGTCGGGGCACCGCTGTTCTGGCGTCTTAATATAGAACCACTGTTCGCCGACACAATCTGGTATGCAAACGTCGTGGTTGGTCGTGTCTATATGTGTTGCATCCTCCCAACTCCCACCATCAACGATGCTATCATACCCAGACTGAGTGAACGTATGAATACGATACCAACGCGGCGATATACTATCGCTACAATTATCGCCACCCGTAGTATCATAAAACTCACCCGCAAGGCGTCTCCATAATTCAATCTCGCTGATGCCTGATTGGGGCAGTGGTGGAAAACTATCAATGGTTACCCGGCGCAGATAACTGTTAACTATCGCGCCTGTCATATTAAGCGAATCGGCCTCCATCGCAGTTGAATATGAGCGGCGGCCCAACGAGTCCACATATACCAACACATAAGCAACCCAACAGAACTTCGCGCTATCACCGGGAAGCCCGAACAGAATACTGGTAGATCCTCCCGTAACGATGTTGGTCCCGAATCCACCGGGAGGACGAATACGGGTATAGTGTCCCTGACTATACGAACCACCTTCCGTATTTCTCGTGTGCCAACCATACCGCGAACCAGCGTGAGCAAGACTAAGTGAGGCGGTTGGGGTGTTGTCAATATAGTAAGATATGGACGACGAGATCGTGGCGACCTCGTAGTATAGCAAGTCCGGCAATTCTCGCCGGATAATTCCAATGGAATCTTGACTCGACAAAATCCCCGTATCCATAATTAGGGCGACTTGGCCGTTATCAACGTAAACGGGGAACGACGGGGCAGAGAATACGCTGGTGTCGTCTGTCTCCGTATCAATATACGCATACTTATATACGAACCGCCCGCTCAATGCCCCCCCACCGGCGAGAGTTGTTGCCCGTGGCTGTCCGGCCGTTAAGGGACGGGCGGGAGCCGCTGAGGAGTCCGTCATATAAACAAGCTCACTATTGGACTCGGCTATAAAGAGACGATGGTATATCTGGGTGCGATCTGTGGTTTGGGGGACGGTTAGGTTGCGCCACGGGCCATCAAATAACCGCGCCTTAACCAACTCGAAATCGTGTGTAGACGGGCCATACTTGACAAGTTGCTGCGTATTCTCGGAGATCGTGTCAGACTCGAACGCACCGTCGATCTGTCTGACGGCGAATAGGCTTTTATCCCGATAGTGTGACCATGGGAATATCGCCCCCACATACGGCGCACCCGTATCGGCCCACAGATAGCCGAGTCCCGGTCGTCGATCCAGTACGCCGCCTACAACGTCATAGTTCGATAGACTCACCGCCCCGTTGTCCGGCACAAAAGCATTGGCGACACCGTTCACGATGCCGCCACTGAAATCGCGCACAGACTTGACCTGCACCTGCCCAAAAGCGGGTATTGCCAGTGCAAGAACGAAAAAGATCGTCAATCTGTTCAGGGCTTGAGCCATATCTTGATTCGCGGGTTAATAGTGAAGGTGGCCGTGCTGTCTCGATCTACCACCGCCGAATCCGCCAGGATGAAGTCGATGTACCAGTCCTGCAAAAACAGCGAATCGGTGTCCACGTATGGAATCGCCAAACTGTCAGGGATCGCCCATGCCTGAGAATCAATCAGCATCCGGCGACCGTCCATCATGCTGTATATCACCGTAGTCACGGTGTCCTCATCGCCGAAGTCCGTACCCGCCCCACTATATGTGGCCGCGACAAGATGGATCGACCCACAGATCGCGTCTATCCGCATAGCCGATCCCATGCTGATTGTCCCGGTGGCGCGGCGAGAGGTAGTCTGCGCGAGGGTGAGGTCGGGCGTGAACGTAGTGGTAGCTGTCTGTCCGGCTGCGACAATCGCACTATCCGCCCAGATGACATACAGGATGAGACTGTCGCCATTTGTAGCAAGAGAATCAGTCTCAAAATATGCCACGGTGATCGTGTCGGGAAGAATTGTGAGCGTCGAGTCTATAAGATGCCGAGTCGCTCCCTTCCGCCCATAGACTTTCGTGATGACAGTATCGACTGCACCAAACAGACCACCCTTTGTATATGACGATGACAGCAATGTAAGTGTCCCGCTGATGCCCTCGATGTTCGTCATAATCCCCACGTTGACCGTGAGCGTATCGCGCCGGTCGGTGGCCGCGATGCTCAAGGGGGAAGTCGTGACATACGATCCCGTACCGCTGATCGTCACCGTAGTCGCCTTGTCATATTTGTCTGAGGAGGCAGCCCATACGCTCGATCCGATCAGAGTGAGAACTGCCAGTAGCACAAACCATTTCTTCACTTCGACACCTCCGCCGATTTAGTTATCCCCAAATCCTGTCTCACCTGCATCTGTACCGCCTGAGCCTCTTGAAACCGCTTCAGGCTGCCGAGATAGTATGAAAACGCTTCCTCGATCACGAACACCTGCAACCGCTCCGCCAGCCGGCAGGTATCCGTCAACGTATCCAAGTCAGCCGGGTCCGCGACGTAGAACAGCCGCACCCGATTTGTTTCCTGATTCAGATTCTTGCAGTAGATTCTCGCGCTGTCCGTGTTCGTCCAGTCGGTAAAATACTGCGGCTTGGCACCCAACTTCGCTTCTTCGGGGATGCTGCCGAAATACTCGTTTGGCAGGACTGGCTCCCACAGGTAGCTGACCCAGACCATGACACCGGTTTCGCGTACAAAGTCGCTCGGCAGTAGTTCTCCTAAGCTGTCGGCGACGGTCCACGTTATGTTATATGACTTCTGGTAGCTGCCTGTGAGTCCATTGATTTTGTCCTGCGCCTGATTCATCCAGTACCGCACGTCCGTATCCGTGAAGCTGGACTGCGCCGTATCCGTCTCGCCCACCCGACTGCGAAACATCGCAGTAAGATCAGAGAGGGTCACGGATGACGCTATCGAAGTGGAGGTGACCCACAACATCAAGAAGATGGCGATGCGTCGCATCATGAACCCCCTCTGAACCTTGAGTGCATCCGTCTGTTCAACCGCTGCACGTACCGCGTCGGCATGAGCGCCATGTGCGATGCGCGGGTAGATGGAGATTCGCGGATGCCTGATTTCATGCGTTCGTAGATCACCAACGACTGAGCCGCATCAGGATTGAACTGCTCGAACATCGACCGCACACCTTCCTTGATCGCACGAGTGTTGATAATCAGGTCGGTGTCGGTCGTCTGCGGTTTCCGGTAGTAGAAGAACTTGTAGGTCCCTACCGCCGTCGGCAACGCATTGAGGATGAGGTAGTCGCCGGGTCCAGTCGCTCCATCCATGCGGGTCTCGATCATGCCGTACCAGTTGCCCGTGTATTCCGTGTCCGCCATGCGGCGGTAATACTCGGACTGGCTGATGACCTCAACCTCGCGGACGAACGCTCCGTCCGTATCTACCTCGATGATCGGGCCTTTAATTGTCGCAAAGTCGCCGGGGATTTTGTACGCCATAGACGACGTACTCAGTGTAATTGGATACACCTTGCTCAATCGCTCAAATCGGCAATCGTTTTGCGACAATATGTCAATCGTGATCTCGCCGACAGCCCGCTCGACTCTCGAACGTAGCTCAGGCGAGTTCTGACCAAACTCGGTCATCAGTTCAGTGGTGATCTGCGCGGGTGACGCCATATTATTTTATGACGCGAAGCGGCTTTACGTCAGTCTCAGCTTTCAGTTCCTTGAGATTCAACTCATCGAACGACGGGTGGCTGCCGCTCTCGAACTTCGCGGTCTCGATGACCTTGACCTCGATGACGCCCTGTTGACGCCAGAACCCCGTCGGGTCTTCCGGGTCGGGGCGCACCATACCGCGCTCGTACACGTCGTCCGCCATCAGCAGTTGCAACAACCGCTTGTTATAAACCAACTTCTTGCAACCCTGAAATACGAGGGTGCATCCGGTCCCTTCGGTCTTCTCCCACACACCCGTCGCTTCGTTCTTCTTCCCCTCAGAGGGGATCAGTTTCACGCGCAACGAAATGAGCGGGTCAGAGGTAAAGACCGCCGGGACAGCCAGGTCCTTCTCCGTCAAATCGTAGGTCTTCGGGGGTTTCGAGTCCGGGTCAACCCACTTCTTCGGGATACTTTCCCTGACAACTACTGAAGCCATATCCTGCCTTTTGGTGAAGGGGCCGGTCATGCCCGACCCCCTCTGCTATTGGTTAGAAAGACGAATACATCTTGTTGGCTCTGATCGCCGGCCCAAACGCATAGGACCGGGTGAAGACTTCGAGGCACGGCGAACTCGTACCCACGGCCGTCAGAGCGCCAGAGGCGTCTGCGATCTTGAATACGATGCGCTTGCCCTTCACGCTGAACAGCGGCTCATCGCTCACCGTCGAGGGGAAGGTTGTGTCAGTCGCCGTGACCAGCGCGAAGTGCCCGATCTGCGTCTTCGTCCCGGCGATGTCGTCGCACTCGTAGACGTAGACACCATCGGTCGCGCCCGCAAAGGTCGCCAGAGCCCGGAACCTCATCACCTCGTGCAACACCTGAGCGTCGCAGTTGTGAGGCAGAAGCGACGGGCCGTTCCAAGTCACACCACAGTAGTGCGTCTCGGCGGTTGGCAAGTTCGTATCGACCACAAAGGAAGCCGTCAATCCGGCATCCGTCTTGGCCTGAGCAGCCGTCTTGCCGCCGACCGTGAACACACCGTTGTTGGTCGAGATGTTCATGTCGAAATCGCCGGGGAAGTCAATCGGCCAAGCCTCCCAGTTCGGCGACGCATTGATCGCATCGAGCACCTTTTTCAAGGTGTCGTAGGTCGTGAGATCGAGGATGCCGGTCGAAGCGAAGACGGTCGTGTCGGCCGCTTCGGATGACAGGACACCATGCTCGAACGTCAGGTTGCCAGTGGTCGCGGCCACCGTGACCAGACCACTCGCCGAAGTCCCGATGTAGCGGACACCCAGAAGAATCGGAGTATCCACGCCTTCGCGTCTGTAAATCTGCCGCTTCCAGTCCTGCGGCTGTATGGAATTGCAAATCATCTCATGCCTCCTTAAGCCGTGAACCGCAAGCCGGTGATTCGAGCGAAGTCTTCCTCGGGGCCATAACCCCAACCGTACTCACCGTAGATTTCGCCCTCTTTGGAGTGAATCTCATCGCGTGAGACCGGACGGTACTTCACGTCGAGATTCTTGTATCCATTCAGAGGCCGATATACGATGTGCTTGTTCGGAACCAGGAAAACCTGCCCAGCGAGATACGGGTCCTGATCGAGGAGATCGACTAGGCTCAACTCGAACCGACCGTATGGCGTCAGCACCGCCTCGACCGACATGCCGTCCACTACGGACGACTGGTCAATCGTGAGATGCTGCATCGCCCACATGGTAGCCATCGCGTAGAACGGACTGGAACACCACACCGAGCCGCCGAAACGCCGTCCCGACCACTCAGCGAAGATGTCCCACAGGTCCATGCGACTGATCGAACCCACGCTGTACACGTTGGTCGCAATCAGATTTGCCAAGCCCTCAGAAGTCGTCAGGGGATGGGTGTACGTTGAGCTATCCACCTTGTAGCCGGACAGCAACAGTTCGCCTTCCATCTGATCCTTAGACTGCTTGATGGCTTTCTTGAGGGCGCGTTTGAACGGATTGCCGGCACGGGCAATCTCGGCGTCCTCAGTATCAGTGACCTGAACCGGCCACGATACAATCGACGTGTACCGGGTCTTCACAACCATTGCGTTGGCAAGACCGGAACCCATCGTGAAACCCTGCTCGAAGGACGGGGCGATGATGAGACCCTTATCGCCCGGCCTCAACAGGGAAGTGGAAGCATTGCCGCGACCAAAGTTACGGCTTACACCGGCAGTAGTGTCGGTGCTCATCGCGGCATCGAGCCGGATGACTTCCTCGATACGAGGCCAGTAGATACGACTGCCGGTCGTGACGCGAGCGCCATGACCAGAGGCAAGCACAACGCCGGTAGCGGCCTGAGTAGACTCAACCGCACCAGCGTACTCGACCCAGTTGGCGAACGGCGCATCATGCAGATCATAGAAGACGTGGTTGGGAGTGTCCTCGGTAGTACCGCTCCGCAACGCCGACCGCAACGCCTGATTGGTGTTGGGGTCGTACATCCAAATCTGCCTGCCGATAGCTATTTCCTTTTCCGAGGAAATAGTATCTGCCGTATCCTTATAGCCCCGGACGTAAGTAACGTCCTTGGGAGTTGACATTTAGAAAAACCTCCGTCGTCTTGTTTGGGGGCGCATCGTCACTGAAGGTCCTTCAGGATGCCTTCGAGTGTCTGTGCGCCTTCTTGCGCGGACGCCTTGTGAGCACCGCGACTTCCAGGTATGCCGCCCCGGTTTTTCGTTTGCAGACTGTCGATGTACTCCTCGACCGCTTCCTTCTTAGCCGCCTCTATAGCCTTGTCCAGATTGAGGCCCCGTGTGGCAAGGTGGGTCAACTCGGACGGCTTGATCTTGCCGACCGACACCGCAAGACTCAGAGCGTCCCGCTCATCCCCAAGGTCATCCCAATCCTTGTACTGGTTGGCGAGCGCCTGTTCGTCGAGGACGGACAGCCGTTCGATCACCGCGTCAAGTCTTGGGTCGTTCCCCTGGAGAGATTCAACCGCCTTTGCCTGTTTCTCCGGGTTCCCACTGGCGAAGATCGCCGCGAGGTCCGGCTTTTGGTCGCCGTCGAATTGCACTTTCAGTCCAGTCTGTTTTGCGATGCTGGCGATCAGGTCTTTGGGCTTCGTCTTGATCCGTTCGTTGAAGTCCTTGAGCGTCTTGATGTGCTCGCTTTGCTTGCCGAGCTTCGAGGTGACATCCTTGTACTTCGTTTCAAGATCAGCGAAAGCCTTTTCTCTGGCCGCCAACTTTTCTTCGGGACTGAGCTTCGGTTCCGGTTTCTGGCTCTCCTGACTCTTTCCCCCATCAGCCGCCCCGCCTGCATCGGCGTCGGGCTTCTGGTCGAGATTGGTTGCGCCGTCAGACTCGGCTCCGGGTACGCCCCCACCGCCTTCGCCTGCGAAATGATACAGAACCATTTTCTTCTCCTACTTCTTGTTTGGGTGATTCTGAGCGTTGGTCACGTATCTCCGCAACCGACCCCAGAAATCTTCAAAGTTCTGAATGAGCGCGTGCTGCGCGTCTCGTTCATCTTTAGCTAACTTCCAATACTGCTCCCTCTCCGCCGCTATCACCTCATCCGCATAGCTGCTCAGTTGCTTCCACGCATGACTATGCTCCAACTGCTCAAAGAGTACGTGCGACGGGATCGGCTTCTGTGCGGGTTCGGTCATCGCATCGCTCCTACCGCCGGCGGTCTAAGACCCCGCGACGGATTCATGCCGTCCTGCATCCCCATCGTGGCCCCACCGAGCATCGGGTTAGGCATAGCCATCGGCTGTGCCCCCTGTTGGTGCTGTGCGAGATGATTGTCGAGCGCCATCTTGAAGGCCGCCGGCCACACCTGATAATCCGGCGTCCGCTTCAACCCCTCGTGCGCCGCGATATGCAGGCGATGGTCATTCGCCGGAGAAATCTCGGGACGCTGGCCCTGAGCGAACATCTGATTCTCAATCTCAGGCGGGACATTATGCGTCGGGACATTCGGGTCCTTGACGAACTTCCAATACTGATGCGGGTGGAGTCGCCGCCACATCTCGATAGCAATGTTGGTCCAATCGTGCTGGACCTGCGGCATGAGCATAGCCTGATTCGCAGCGGCCATGAACTGCTGCGTCTGGACCGCATCCTGTCCGGCAAAGACCGTCCCACGCGGCAGGAATCGCGGTACGCTGTTCCACATATAACTCGCCGGGTCAATGACAAAGAACTCCTCGCCATGCTCACCATTGTATTTGAAGGATTCCGCCCGCGAGAGATAGGTCTGCTCAAGATAGAACTGATTCAGATATATCTTGCACAGGTCCTCATTCTCGAACCGCTGTGCGATCATGGACGCGAGTGAGATGCCGCCGAGTTTCGCCGCCTGTACTTCCGTAGCTGAAGTGCGCGTCCCGGTCGTCTGCCCCATATCGGAGTCCGGCACCTGAGACAACTGTTGCATCATGTCCGCGTGTAGTTGCACGTCCGCCACGGAGTCGAGGCCCTGATTGTTGCCCGGCTGATAGACCCAAATTTGTTTCGACGGATCGGAATTGGCGCGAGACTGCCCCACCCAACCTGGATACAACTTCGCCGGCCCCTGTTGTCCGGCCAGCAGGTCCTCGTTCACCACGGCAAACGGATTCGACGTGAGATTCTGATAGTTGCGCCGAGCGTTCATGGAGGCGTTAATGTCGATCTGATTACGCTCCATGCACTCAAGTAGGCCCATGCCGCCAAAGGCGTCCGTGTGCGGGAACAGCGTCCAATCCTGCAAGCACCACCCCGGCATATGCATCCGGCGGATCACTTCGCCGTTGCAGGCTTCGACCAGATGATTGCGCGTCCAGTAGCGGATGATCGTCACGCGACGCTGCTTGACATATTCGTCACCGTTCTCCGCGCCGAGCGCGTAGGCGGCGTTAACATCGCCCGCCTTCCTATTGAGAACCTTGTGGATGACCTTTTCGACGTTCTTGTACTTGCCCCACGACTTCGTGTTCTCCGACTCCATGATGAGCGTTTCCATCATCTCATCACGCGCGTCGATAAAGAAGCGCGAATCAGCAAAACCATTCTTGGATTCCCAATCATGGAAGCAGTCGCGGAACGGCAATAGGAACGTATCGCACCGATCCACCTTGTCGGGGACATACCGATCTATCGAGGCGACCCGCTGGCGCTGTACTCCTATGCTCCCCAGTTTGACGCTTTCCAGCGTCCTTCGCGGTCTCGGCACGTAGCCGTCTTCCAGCAACCAGCGGGTGCCAGTTATCGCATAATCATACTTGCAGGCCTCAAGCAGCGCCTTGTAGATCGTGGACTTGAACCCCATCTCGATATGCCGCTTGTAGAGATGGGCCGTGACTTCCTCGGCAAAGAAAGCGTCCTTGATGTCATCCGCTTCCAACTCGAAATAGCGCGACGTGGAGAACAGTTGGTTGAACAACTTCGCGGAAGCCGACCGCACCAGCGCCGCACCCACCGGGAGATAGCCATTGGCATACATCGCTTCGTCATCGTCGATCAGACCGGACGATTCGTCAATCACGTCATCCGGGTCATCTCGCGCCCGCCAGATCGCTTCATACCGCTCGGCCCGTTTCAGCGCGTCACTCTTTTGGCTCTTGGCTTCTTCGTAGTCGCCGAGGACGCGGATGAGCGCCTCTTTGTCGCTTAGCTGCTCAATCGGCTTCGCATCAAGATAAGTTGGCTTCCTATCCATGAACTTCGTGCTCTCCCCTCATAGGATTGATGCGACGCGGACGGCGGATACCGCGTATCTCACCCGTGTACTTGCGTCTCACGTACTGCGGCTGATAGAAGATATGCCGCTCTTTATTGGCGGCATCGTACTCGGAGAAGGTGTTGCAGATGCAGTACCGCAGCATATCGCCGCCATGCTCCCAGTAGCCGTCTTTCTCTGGATACCCCGGACGCCCTTTGTTCTCAGCCGCGAAGCGCCATCCCCCGGCGCACACACCGATCAGGTACTCACAGGACGGATCTATCACCACCGAGACATCACCGTCCGGCAGCACCCGCGCAAACATCGACCGGACAAAGAGCGTCGAGTCGGGTACGTCGAACTTGCGCGACACGGGGTAGATGCCGTAGGCGTTGAGAATCTTGATGGAGCTACTCATCGCCTTGTCCATCGCCGTCTCGCGGTTCTGATTCCCCGCCGTGTCGCAGAAGGCTTTGATGTTGTTCTGTCGCCAAGCCTTTTGGAAACGCGAGTCGAGGCGCTGAAGCGTCATCTCCGCCAGGCGCACCGTGTCGGCCCGCTCAAGGAAGATTTCAGCGAGGAAGCGTTTCTGTTTCCCGTTGTGGCCCTTGATCTGGACCGTCTGCGAAAACAGACAGCCGCACGTCTCGCCGAAATCGAAAGTCAGTTCGAGCGGATAGTTCGGATCGAAGTCCAGCCGGCGGACGTAGGTGGAGCGATTGAACATCGGCAGCACCGGGCGACCGTCGAAAGAGTCATAGCGGATCTCCATCTCCCGTTCCCACCGCGTCTCGTCCGACATCTGCCGGCGGGCTTCCGCTATCCACTTGACCCCGTACTTGGTGTCGGGCGACTTGTCCGGGTCCGCCGAGTAGTGAACTCTCAGGCAATCCACTTCCTGAGCCGTCCGCCAATACCGCATCCCCGGCATACAGGCCACTAGTTGTGCGAAGGGGACACTGTTGAACTCGGCATCGCTCATTTCGAGTATTTTCCGGTCTACCCAACGGCGTTGCCCTTCCAAGTCCATCCCTTCCGGTGACTGGATAAGGGTCGCTTCGGTCGTTGCGGAGTCGATCAGGTTTGGCCCGATCTGTTCGAGGGTCCGGCTGTCGATCCCGTAGAGCTTCTGATAGCCCACGTTCTTGCCGTTCGGCGTACCCTGAGCGACGTACTTGCCCCCGCCGGTAATGGTCGGAGCAGCCGCCGCGAACCCGTCCCCGAACTCTTGCTGGTGATTCATTTCGTCCGCGAGAATACCCGAAAAGGTGAACGACCGAACGACATCGGGGCCTTGCGGAATCGCCCGTATGATCGAGCGTGTAGTCTGGAACTCTAACAGGGTCGCCGTACCCAACTTGTTTCCGGTCCATTTCGCCTCCGGTATCCACGGGATTTCAAGATTCAGGGCTTGCTCGTAGATGTGCTTGGCGCGGTCAAGGAGCGCATTGGCCGAGTCCTGTTCCTTGGACTGAAAAGCTATGCGCCGGACATTTTTGGTCATGGCGTCGTGGAGAAACAGAGCCGCCATAATCCAACTCATCATGATCTGCCGGGACTTCTCGATAAACAGGATGTTGTAGTCCCGCCACGCCCGGCAGACAATTCGGTACATCGCCTTGTTGGGGAAGGGCTTAGATATGGTCGTGGGGTCGTGTTCGTCAAAGGTGCTGGCGACGTACCGCACAAAGTACCACGGGTCGAACTCGGCCTGCTTGATCCGGTCGATCCAGAGGCGCTGCTCCGGGGTCAACTCTTTGTCGCTCAAGGGGCTACCTCATAGCTGGCAGGCACCTGCTGTTGCCGCTTCTCCCGGTCTACGAGGGCGTCTATGGTCTTTGCGGTCAGGCCATAAGTCCGCTCCTCTTTCTTGTCGATCTCAATTTTGGGGTTCGGGTAGTAGCCGCCGAGCTTGCAGGCCTCTTTGAAGGCGGCAAGGCGGACAGGCATATCCGGCGTCCGCACAAGCTGGATGTCATCCCCGACCTTGACGGTCGTGATCTTCTCCGCCCGGAGTCCATCCATGAGCACTTTGACCAGATCTGCCTCGGTGCCGCCAAGCCGGAGCAAGGCCGGGCCGAGTTTGCCCGCAATCTCCCGAAAAGCTGAATTGGCTTGCGATACGGTCAGGCCGGCAGACTTGGCCTGTTCACAGAGCGTCGCCTGGGGGTCGGCCAACATCGCCAAGACCAGTTCGCGCCGCTTAACTGGCATCATACCAATAGCTTGCACGAACGGACTCTTTTCGTCCGCAGTCAAGGTCTTGCGGCGGTCGGCAATTTGCAGGTCTTTGATGGTCGGTACGCCCATTTCAGGTTGTGTGCAACTCCTTGCATACAATATCACCTAAAACGGCATAGTCTTACACCCCTAGATGAAGATTTTTTACGAAATCGGCAGATTTATTGCTTAGAATCGGCAGAATTGCCCAATTTGTCGTCTTCGAGGTCCATGACGACCACTATCCGGCTACTTTGTGGCCCCGTGATCCGCTTGACTTGCACCCGCCCGATGGCGTCCACGATGATCTCGACCGTCTCGTTCTTGCGCGGGGTCACTCGCGGCTTCTTAGTTTTCAATCGACACCCCCGTTCCGGGTTCATCAAGTAAGCACTCCTCAATACCAGCGCGATCCGATATGGCGAGACCCTCATAGAACTGTCTTGCTAATACTTCGCTTGAGAATACCCCTCCCACATCATACTCACCCCAGTCGATTATGCCCACCACCCAGATTTTTGTACTCATAACAGCCTCAATCCCAAATACGCCCCGATAGCGCGGTAGAAGGTCTTCGCCGATTGATCTGTCCGGTGCCACCGGATGCCGTCAGCCACGATGTCGTAACCCCGTGAACAGGACTTGATGAGCGACCGTATCCTGATCTTCCGTTGCCGGGTTATCATGTGATCCTCCAAGCCAGCCAACATCGGCACGAAACACCAAAAGACGTGGATCGCCTTGTCCTGTGCCCGGTCGCCCATAACCACCGGGGAGTCGTGGAGTATCCAGATGAAGACGTGGTGCTCCGCCTTGGCCCCGATCTCCTTGTTGACCAGCAGCCGGGGCTTGGTCAAGTGTAGGACGAAGCCGGGGCGGAGCGGATACAAGCTCGCACCCCGGCTGTTGTCGTAATAGGTCGCGCCGAGCGGCACTACCCCTCCGATTCCGGGCCGGCGGCTATGAGGACTTCCGGCGGGGTCTCGACAGTCGGCGTCTCAGTCGGAGCAGCCGACACAGCCTCCGTGTGGGGGGAAACTTCCGCCGACGTACCCCCGGCCAGAAAAACCGGGTATCTCTCCACAGTGGCATCGAACGGCACGAGTGCCCGCTGGATGTCCAGCGCGGCAGATTCCGTCACGCGGTACTGCGTAGCCTGCACCATCTTCTGACCGTTGGCGACCTGCTCGGCATCGACCAAGATGATTGTTCTGTTCAACTCCATATCACTGACCCTCTCCGGTTACAACCGCCACCTTGTCGGGGTCATAGACATCGGTGACGATGACGTTGGCCCCGACGTTGACAAACTTCTCAAGCCGGTAGACGCCGACTTTCTTGACTCGCGTAGTGTCACACTGAAACGCGGGATCGACCGAAACATCGAACGACACCCCATCGCCGTGTTGCCACTCTATCCCCCGGACATATACCACGTCCGGGTATACTGCTTTTTCGTCTGCCATCAAACTCTCCTTGTTTGGGTTATTGGTTACTTGCGTTGACTGCGAAATGTCCAAAGTATCCATCTGTCTTGTGCCAGAGGTACGCTTCAAGGGCGCGGTTCTTGTTCACGTACCCCTTCAGGTAGTGCCAGTAATCCGTCCCGCTCAAACTCGGCAAGACCCGCACCTTGATCCCGACGTGCGTATCCCCGGCGTTGTAGACCGTCTGCTTCATCTTATGGAAATGCCCGACGTGCCACTCACGGCTCGTAGTCTCGGCCCAATCAGTCGGCATCTCTGCCGCCATGATCGTCGGCAGGTCACGATGATTTTCTTCCTCGCCATGCGTGAAGCCGAGTAGGTTGACGCCGAACCGATGATACTTTCGTACCTTGGGCGAGACATCGACCGTCACGTCTTTCGCCGTTCGATACCAGACCGACAACACAACCGCGAGGTGATACGATGTCGTCCGGTCATGGTTGCCCGGCGTCCACTTGAGCACCACCGGGGCGATCTGCCGCAGGCGGTCGATCACGCGCACGAAAGCCATGACGCCGGAATAGAACATCTTCCCGTACCGGGTGTCCTGATCTTCCATAATCGTCCCATGCACGGTATTGGCGCGGATGTAATCAACGTGGAAGAAGTCCTGACCCACCGGGACCACAATCTCGGAAATCTTATAGTTGTCGATCCGGCCAAGTATCCGCTCCACAGCATCCACAAAGATTCGTTCTGCTATCGCGCAGTCGTAGTCATTGCCAGTCTCTTCGCCCCACGCCAGCGAACCGAAGTGAAGATCGTAGGGTGACACCTCAAGTAAGAACTCGCCGTCCTTCTTGTGTTTGATCTCAGTGTACTTCGGACTATACTTCTCCATCCGCTTCATCAGATCGGCGGAGGCAATCTCGATCCCCCGCGCCACCTTGCGTCTCAACCACACCTTGATCTGACGGTTCTGTTTGGTAAGGGCCTTGTCCTCGGCCCCCGCCCGGACCTTCATGGTCACGTCCCAACCATTGACCACGACGCGCTCAACTTCCCAAATGGCCGCATCCACGCCAGCGGCCTTCAACGCATCGTCCACCGACTCGATCCGGTCGCCGTAGGCTTCGATCACCCACGACTCGGATTGTTGGTCAGACTTCCATGCGGGCTTTTCCGGCTTTATGTCGGTAGTAACGGCTCCAATACGGTCGATACGATCCTTGAGTGTCGTGGTGCTTACACCCAACGACTTCGCCGCCTTCGCCTTGTTGCCGCCACATCGCCGGAGCGCATCGACGATCTGCGCGTCTGTGTAGTCGGAACATTTCACTTGCTCAACCCCTCTATAATTTGTGCCAAGTCTCGCGCCGGCCTATACCGATCATCACACTCTGGGTGCGTGATGACATATTCGCGGACCATAGCTATCTGTGTCATCGCATGATCCAACGGACACAAGCCGGATTCCGGGTCGGCCTCAACACCCTCAAGAAAGTCGAAGATATGCCGGAGCGCAGAACTGAGCCGCTCGGTGTAGGGGAACCCCTTGCGCCAGTCGTGAAGGCCGTGTTTGTCGGCGCCCATCATCATCGCACGAGCAATGCCCTCGATTGCGGACTCTGGCACAAGAGCCAACGACGCCTTCCCCTCTTTCTTCTTCGCCGCCTGTTCGTCGGCAATGGTCCGGTTCAACGCTCCCTCCACTTCGGTTCCTTGTGGAATAGTTCTTCGAGCGACTGGTAGATCGGGATACCCAACAACTGCGCCCGCTCATATTCAGCCAGTACACCCTTCGACGTACCGTAGCCAGAGACGATGACCATGCAGTCCGACGCCTCAAGCCACGTCATTGAGTAGCGGTAGAAGTCTGCCACTACCAAGGGCGCGTTAGGCTCTCGCTCGGCCAACACGAAATGATAATCCAAGTGAGGACAGAAGGGCGCATAGCCCGCCACCAACACTTGCATAGATGCGTTGATGCCGACGCGCATATTGCGCAGCACATCCATCACATTGTCTGCCGAGTACGCCCCGGCGACATAGACGCGAGTTTGTCTTTTACCGTCCAAGATTTGCTCCTTGTGTCAGTAGCCGTTTCAGCGTCGCCTTCGCCAGCGTCAACTTGTTGGCGACCGTCGTACCAGATACGCCCAGAAACGACGCAATCTCTTGTAGTGTGTCCCCGTCCCAATAGTAGGCGAGGATGATCTGCCGGTCATCTTCCGGCAGGCGGTCTACGGCCCGGTTGAGCGCCGAACGCATCTCAGCCGACAACTCAATCGGTCCCTCGATGCCGATGATGTCTTCGGGATTGTGGTCTCTGTAGCTTTCCTGATCGCAAAACGACAGGGGAATGTGTAGAGGGCGGCGATCCCGCAGATAATTCCGCACCCGCCACTTGACCCGCTGGTATATCCATCCCCGAAACGTACCGCCCTCCATAGGCCGATAGTTCTTGGTAGCTTTCGCCACCCCCCACATGACATAAGACAGGAGATCGTCCGAATCGGGCAGATGCCGAAATCGCCACCCGATGTAACTTGTGATGTTCTCGACTATCGACTTCAGTTCTACGTCTGAATAGCCACGCTTCTCATCCGTCTTTGAGATGCTCACAGAGGTCCGTCTCTTCAAGCCAGTGCTGACATTCCTCGCACCAGCGGTATCTTGTTTGGGGATTACCGACCTTCTTGCACCCGCCGAAGATGCGATTCCATCTATCTTCGGGCACAAGTTCTCCGGGCCGGAACCTGAATCCAGGTTGTAACAGATCGTTGCCCCGCGCTCCATGCTTGCGGATTAACGACCTGTCGTGGTCAGTCGTATCGGGCGTGTACTTGTCGTCACTCATCTAAACCAATCCCATAGGAATGATCCATTTCGACTTCAATGTCCTTGAGGAGTTGCTTATCGGAATCGGTCAAATCATTTGTTTGTACTCGTCCAAGAAGACGAACAACGAAGGGATCGTGCGTATCACCATATTTCCATTCAATGAGCGTTCTGATGACGAATAGTTGCCACTGATGACGTAGGCCACCCTGAAACAGAGTGGGGGTGACGTCGTATGGCCTCCCGTTTACCATACTACGCCTCCACCACCGCCATCACATCAGACTCACGCATGACGATCAAGTCTTCGCCGTCCACCGTCACGCGGGTATAGGGAAATGGCCCATACAGCACCGTCCACCCCGGCTTGAGGGCTATCGGCACCAGTCCGCCGTAGAGCGTCCGGTTGCCCTGTCCGATTGCCACCACGACACCGTGTAGCGGTTTGTCTTGAGCGGTCTCAGGGATGACCAGATCGCCCCGCTTCGTCTCTTCCTGCTTGATCGGCTTGACCAGTATCCGGTCGCCCATTGGTATCAGCTTCATTTCATCTCCTTATCTTTGTGCCGCTGTATTGGCCTTGGGACAACGGCACGGAACCCGTCAAGTTTTGGGTCGTGAGGCCGGGGACTCTCACCCCGGCAGAGCACTTTCGCTGGGTTATTCTTCGCCCCTCAGCTTTCACCCATGTTCGTAGGATGGGCAGTTCCTGAATCCGCGCCGTGCTCGTCTCGGCAACGGGGAGGGGATACTCAACCAGTGAAGCGTGTAGTAAGCGTTTGATCTTCCGCCACTCACGACCTTGATTTTCAGTGGAGGGGATGCCCCGACACTCCCGTCGGATGAGGTTACGAGACTCGTCGGTCTCACGCGTCCTGCGATAAGAGCATCCCACGTCGTACTCCACCTTGCTTACAGGTTGAACAACAGCCCACCGTGGACAAAATAGAGATTGTCCCCCGGTGTGCCTACCACGTCACCCGCGATCCGGGCAACAAAAGGACCGACCGCCCAGCCTATCCCGCCTTTGCCGGCCACATACGTCACGTCATCGCCGTCCGTGTTCGTCATCGTCCAGCTGCCGAAGCCCATGCCGGTAAAGAACCCCTTGAATGTGCCCTGCGAGATTGCGAACACCTTGTAGTTGAAGAACCGGGCCGCATAGGTCTCTCGCGTGAACACGGTGTTCCGGTCAGAGTACAAGACCGACCCCTCCCATCCCTCGGCGAAGGAGAACTTGCTCAGGATGTCGCCGATCAGCGGCACCTTCTTCAATGAAAAGTCCTTCGTGATCGCATAGGCCATCACCGGTCGCTCGCCGCGCTGGACCAAGCAGCCGAACTCGCCGCCAAACCAGTTCTCACTCGATGTCTGCGCCTGCGCCTGAACACTCAGGCACGTCAGGCAGACAAACAGCGCAATCAAAACCTTCTTCGTCATCTTTCCTCCGTATCTTGTTTGGGTTAGTGCCATCTTATCCATTCCCCGCCACCTTGATCGCCCGGTTCTTCTTGGCGATCATCTCCAACAACCCCGACGCCTGTATATACGCCGTCGCTGAATCGGCATACGCCAGCTTCTCCTCGGCTGAAAGAGGTTGTCCTGCCTTCGCCTTCGCCAGCACAATCTTATCGTGCAACTCAGCCAAGTTGTAGCCGAGGTCCTGCTGGATCACGCCGAGGATTTCCTCGAAAGAGGCTTGTTGTGAACTCATCGCATCCCCCTAGTATATCGCCACGCCGTTGGTGTAGCAGTCCTTGACATCCCGATCCGCCGGCACGTCGCCGGGGAAGATCAGGAATAGGGCCGCGATCCCCGCGCCAGTCTGGTGGTAACACGTCGCGCCCAGAGAAGCGGCCAGCGGCATCGCCTCAGCCAGCAACCCAGACATCTTCCGGTCTAGCCAGGAGGCGGCGATGGTGTTATACTCAGAATACTGCCGGTCCCCCAGTTTGGCCAGTTTCCGGCTGATGACCTGCAACCGAGGGACCACAAATAGCGGCTTTCCCGGCACCTGCCGATCCCCAATCTTCCCTAATACGGCATCTACCTGCCGTACCAACCTAGTCTCTCTAATAGTCGCCATCATCTCTCCTGTCTCGTTTGGGACGGGACCCGGTGGCCCCGCGATACGCCCCCAAGATACTCACCCCGCCGGCACTACTAAGAGTTAAACGCATACCCATAGCAGAAATACCCGCTTGGTAGACGCCCTACCAAGGAGCTCTACCAAGCAGAAAGGACCCGCCCACTCGACGATTTTTTTTCAGCCTTTTTCCCTATAATATATACTAGTATATTAACTAGAGATTAAGAGATCTCTTTGTTTAGAGTCTTCTCTTGGATTATCCTTACACTCTAACCAAAGTATTTTCTTGGTACTTCTTTGTAATTCTGACTTTTGACGTACTAAGTGAAATCATTCACAAGCCTCTCAACCCTCTCACCACCACCCCCTTACAGCGAAAATGTGGATAACTCCTAAAATCGCTTGGTAGAGCCTCTACCAAGCAGTTTTGCCTCATATACACGTTCCCAGCCGATCATGTATAGTCTTGAACAAATCTTATGCGTCTTACCGCCCCACACCCACCCAACAACCCAACGAACAACGTGCAACTGGTTGCATAATGGACCCATAACACGAGATTCTGGGATTTTTTTGTGAGAGAATGCAATCTCCTTCCCCCTGCCTCGTTGGGGGCGACTCAACCTGGGGCCTTTATAATGTGGCGGCCCGTTTCACCCGATCCCTATACATCATATAGCCTTGCGTGCCTTGTACATTGCACGTATAATGCCTATACGCGTCCACTATACGCAATACATTGCACACCACAAGCGCCCAATGTGGGTAAGGGCTGTTGTGCTGCAATGGGTTGCATAATAGACTTGGGTTGGCATGATGTATGCTAATAGCAGGGTGAAAGCAGTCAGAAACAGGAAGAAAAGGTAGAAGATGAAGAAACTAACAGCCTATGACTACCGGCGGCAATGCTGGGTTGAGGGTGAAGCAGCCCGGATTGAGCTACTACGGCAACACTCTGAAACGCTGGACCTACTGACGTCTGATAATGGCCGGGAATACCTTACCTTTGTCGGGCTATATGGCATGAGCCTAAAAGCGGCCGTAGCCCTCACTCGCCGGAACATTGAAGCACTGGAACAGGGCCAATAATGCATAAGTCTGCCACAATGGCGCAACGGACTGCCAATATGGCAGGAATGCACAATAATTGTGCAAGGGTAGGGCCGGACAAGAGGCCACTACTACTAACCTAACAATAGTCAAGTGTACCAAACGGTACACATCGGTTAAATACTACACAGCGTAGAAGTTCAGTTAACATAATATCCCAAGCAAGGTAGGTGCAAGGATGAAGTTCTGTAATTGTTGCGGCAGTGAGATGGACGGCAAGGACGGGGAAAACTACTGTCAAACCTGTGAGGATTGGATTGCCAATGGCGGCACCAAGAATCATCCCGCCATAAAACAGCGAGCGAGACGCAAGGAGCGAGAGGATGCGCTCAAGTCCCTGGGTCTGGTCAAGGTTCGTGGTGCGCTTGGCGGCACATACTGGGAATAGTCCCTTGCCTGACGATGGCCGGTAGGCCGAAACCTGGCCCGATGGGGCTGGGTCGCAAGGTACGAAACCAAACAAGACGGAGTGACCCCTATGCGGAAGAAAACTCAAGACTTAATCGCCAAGACCTACGGCCAGTCATGGCGCGACGGTGACAAGGCCGAGGAATTGCACCCGGTAGCTTGTGCGATGCTGGATTATGCCGCCCAACGGCCGGGGTTGGAATGGTGCAACTACGCCACAAGCAACCGCCCAGAATCAGTCAAGGCCTATCAGGCCGAAAGCCGACATATTACCGCCCAATGGCGGGATGTAATACAGGCCTTCCGCGAATACTACTTTGCGGACGGCACCGAAGCGGACCTTTTGGACGCCATGCCGCACGCCTTTTCCGGCCGTCTGTCGTGGGAAAACGGACGGATCAAGTATTGTACTGGGCAATACTGGCCTACCGAGTACCGACTGGCCGTGTCTGCCGTGTTCCGTTATGCCACACGATCAATTGAG